TGTAATACGGTAACTCATTTTTCTTCGTTTTGCAAATTGGTTACATAATTAATGCCGTTGTAAAGAAAAGTCAAAGAGCCAATCGCGATGAGTGAAAATTTAACATACGGTTTAAAATCTCCCTTCACACCTGCATAAATCATAATAGGTGCAACAAACACCATATCCATCCAACGGACAGACTGTGGATTAAATGCAAAGTAGTGTTGGGGTATTTTTTCCATTAGTTCTTATTTCTCATCATATTAACAGCACCTGCGGTTACAATCAAAACTGCTGCTCCGATAATAAAAGTACCAAATCCAATTCCTTTTTTTTTCGGTTCAGGATTTGATGGTGGAGGCGTTGCAGGTTTTGGTTCAGGCGCAGGCGATGGCGCAGGACTTACATTATTTTGTGCTTTTTTCTTTGCTTCAAGTTCTTCTTGAAAATTGTCAATTGCCCCAAGAATCTGTTCGTTAAAATCTTCGTGGGTTTGCTTCAATTCGGTGAATTCTGCTTTTTCTTCATCTGTAGACTCTTCAGTCAACGTGTCTTCTAAAGTTTGAATGTCCTCGAAAAGGTTCATTGAATTTTCAATTGCACTTTGAATGTTGTCGGGCAAAGTGTCGACTTTCACATTTTTCTCCTTTAGGATAGTGGTTATATTTTTCATATGTGTAAATTTTATTACGAAGGTAATTTATTTCCTCTGACTTTGTCTTTGTATAAAGATTGCTTTAAGGCTTTTTTATCAAGGAAAATTTTGTCAATTTCTATTTGGGCTTTTAGATTTCCCATATCCGCTTCATTTGCCAAATTAGTCAAATACAATAAACGCTCCGCTTCAAGATTTTCATACTTGTAAGGTTCGTGCGAAGCCTCATTTATTTCTTTTTGACGGTAAGTTTTTAATTGAACTTCAATAGCAACGCCCTCAAAAATAGTGATGTAATGAATTGCACGATAACCCGCTTTTGGATTTTTATAATAATCTTTTTTCTCCAAAATTTCGCCTAATGCTCCATCATCCAACTTCTTAGAAACCATATTAATATCATCCAAATTTTTCACAACCACGGTGGTTCCAATTAAGTCTGTCAAACCTTCTACATCTCCCAATTTGCTTCTTTCAAGGCTCGTAGATTTCTTGTTAATCAATTTGTTAATTATGGAATAAGGCGTTTTGGTTCGCGCATAAATAGTACTTCCTACAGGGGAAATAACCTTAAGTTTTGAAATAGCCGCCCTCATAATTTTGTCCAAAGACTTTTTGGTTTTGATAAGCCTATCAAAAACTTGAGAGAACTTCAACTCTTCAACCTCTCCCTGTAATTTCGCATTTTTAGGTTGCGCATCATCAATGTCAGGAACACCATCTTTGTCCGAATCTTGAAAGATACCTTTGTAATGATTTTTGTTGTAAATGTCTTTTTCGGCAACTTTCACTTTGATTTCTCCACCATCTGCAAAATAATTCCCGCGCTGTAATCCTTCAAAAACTTCGACAGCATTTCGCTGTGTAAATCTGTCCTTTTCCAACGGGAATTTATATCCATATACAGGCATTCGAAAGTTTTGCAATTCGCTAAAACTCACTGAGCCAACCTCAGGACCCATACCCAAATCTACAATCGCCCAAATGTAATCAGGGTCATCAGGGTCTTGATTTACCAAATACCATCTCCCTCTACCATAAGGGTTGAATATTTTCACCACTACATCTTGCTTGGATAAATCAGACCCAAATTTATATTGCTTTTGAAGTTTTGCAACTTCCTGTTTGGTTAATTTTAATAATTTCATTTCCTGTTTTCCTTTACTCTTTTAACAGCATCACTCCATTTTTCACCTTCTTTTCTAATTTCTTTTGCTATTGCAAATGTACTTTTTTCAACACGATTTTTGATATTTGGATTGGAAACTACAGTTGCATAAATAGTTTCCCAACCATTCTTTTTAGCAACTGCATAGGTACTGTTACCATCGTTTACACGATATTTTTTATTACGAGTTTTGTAAATTTCAATAGGTTTACGCTTCGACATTTTTCCATCGTAAGCCTTCTTCATATACACTTCTGCATTTTCAATACCACTCTTCCGTGCACGAATAGGAATCAACTTGTTCATTTCCACTTCAATCGTTCCTGCAGGCTTAGTAAAATATCTATCCAATTCGTGAGGCAATTCGATTTTACCACCATCTTTTAGACCAATTTTAGCCATTTTGGTGTAGTATTTTGCATCTTCTTTTAAATGGTCATTCGCAGTTTTTGTTGCTTCTTCACGGCTCATTCCGTGTTCTTTCATTTCGGTTCGAATACCCTTTTCAAGTTCACCACCCATAGCCATTTTACCTTGCTGCATACGATAAACTTTTGCCGCTACTTTGTCGCCAACTTCCTTTGCTTCAGCCTTATCGTAAGTCTTTCCATATTCGCCTTGGTATTTAGGCTTAACATTTTTACCCGCATACCTTGACGCTACTTTTTTGGAAAGGGCTTCAAATCCAATTTTACCACCCTCAGCCATTTTTTTCAGAGTATTTTTAAAATTTGCAGGGTTTAAGTTATAAGGTCTTTTAGGGTCGAATATACTTACCTTTCTGTCATATTCTTTTTGTCCAAGATATCCTCTCAGTGTCAAATAATTACGCAAACTATGCTCGTTTTCGTCCGTCATTATTTCCGCAACCTTTTTTCTTTGAATGGCTTTCAAACTTTTGAATTTTGCATCAATTCCCGAATTGGGATACTCGACGGCCAATTTCTTTTGTAAAGAATCTGAAGCATAAATTTCGCTACCACTTTGAATTTTCAACTTGTCCCATACTTTGCTATTCATCTCAGAAAGTTCATTGTATGACTCGTATGCGTCAAAAGGTGCATTTGCTGCACTTGGTGTTTTTCCACCTTCCCTGATTAATGCTTTCTTGCTGACCCAAAAACCATTTTTCGGTTTATTTTCCATAACCGAAAAATATTTTTTGGATTTGTCTTTGTAGTACACCGCAAAAACATCACTCCGTTTAATGTAGGTATAATTATCAGTCAGTTTTCCACCTTTCGCGAATTGATTCAAACCGTTTAAGAATTCTCCACTTCGGAAAGTCAAGTATGGGTTTTTCGGATTACTCTTATTTGGGTTCACAATTGTTATCGCTTCAATATCCCTTTTAGACACATAACCACCTGTTGCAAATGCAGTGCTTTGTTTAAAGGTATCTACTTTGCTTAATATTTCCTCCGCAATTTCGTCAGTGAGTGGCTCATAAATGTATTTAATCCCCCCATATTTTTTGAAACTATTGTCATCTTCAAAACGCTCTTTAACATCTGTTGAAAATATAACCATTTGACGATTCGTGTCAGAAAAGGAAACCTTTGTTTCGTTATCACTTGCTTGTGCTGAATACGGTTTTAAATCTGTGTAGTCTGAAAGTGAAATTTTATCATCACTCATATTAACTACATATCCACCAAATCCATCCTCGCCATAAACTTTCATTTTTTTGCTTTCATCTCTAATCTTTGTCTTGAGTAATTCTAAATTGCTAACTACTCCACCATCGGCCATTTTGTATTTGGAATATGCTTCAACCATATCTTTTGGATACGAGCGAATTCCATCTTCATTTTTCAAAATTACACGCTCTTCGTCATATCCTTGGCTTGAATCCATTTCATTTCGTACAAATTCAAACTCTTTTCCAAGTATTATAATTTTATCGCCTTTTTTCAATTCACCACCATCGGCCATTTTGTGAGCGTTGTGAGTTTTCTCGATGTACTCTTCCATTTCTTCAACTGTTTTATGACCTAAATAGTTGCCCATTTGAAGTTTCAAAACCTTGTATTTGGAAACGGCAAGTTTATCACCTGAAAGTTGTTTGTGATACGCATCCACCAATTTTTCAAAGTCCTCCTGAGGAACAGGAACATTGCTGTCAAAACGCTTGAAAGTATTTACATACTCATAATTTTCTCCCTCAGCAATATATCCACCTTGAGCGTATTTGTCTACGAATTGACTATTTACCCTCAAAAATGGCAATCCAAATCCCTCTTTAACATATTCAGAAGTTATACCATATTCATTCAACAAATGTTTTTGAATAGTCTGAATCACCTCTTTTTGCCCGTAAATACTATGCCCATTAATTTCATTATAATCTAACTGATAATTGGATTTAGGGAAATCACTTTTCAAAATACTTTCCAATGAATCATCCGTAATTGTACCACGATGTTCCATATAACCACCTGACGCACTCAAAATTCTGCCGTCAAGAGTTTCAACCGTGTGAGTATCCCTTCCGACTAAACCTTGATAGTCTGATGCTTTATTTAGACTTTTAGTTTTTAAAACGATTTTACCGTCCAAGTTTTTAACGACAAAAGTTGTGTTTTGAATGTCACCACCTTTAGCCATCATTTCGTCTTCAGGATAAAATTCTAATTCTTCAGCCGAATATGTCTTTTCCGTACCATCGGGAAACTTCAAATGGAAACGACGACCATATGCGACCATAATGGTTCCCATTTTGTTTTCAAGAATAACACGAGCACTGTCACCAACTTGAGCATTTTGATAAGGGAATTTACCACCCATAGCCATTTTTTTGGTGCCAATAGAAGTGTAAAGCACATCACCGTCATCATTCATCACGAATATGCTTTCACCTTCTTTCATAAAATCGCGCTTCATCATCGCATAGGTCATAGCGGACGCTTTAGATTTGTATTCGCGCTCATCCACTGACATCATTTGGTCTCCTTTGGTCTTGTAAAGGTTGACATAAAAAGTTCCATCTTCCTCATCCATAGGGTGTATTTTACCACCTTTTGCTAAATATGGGTATCCTGATTTGAAAGAGGGACTTTTACGGTCTGTACGGTTTTCACGATTTTCAAAATATACTCTGCCGCCATCTGATTTACCGTATTGATTTTTCCATCCCTTGCGAGCCACTCGTCGACCTGCAGGTTGCGCTTTGCGCCCTGCGTCTCTGCGTTTATCCGATTTCCCAAATCCTGCAAGTTCAGGGTCCTCCTTTAATGCCTTGTCAATCACGTCATCTGCAACAGTGGTTTTTTTTGCCAACTGTTTTTTTGCTTCAGGGGCCGCGATATCAGCATTCTGAGGAACAATAGTATTTTCATTGACTTTCTTTTCCGTTTTTTCTTCACGCTGTTTAGCCGCAACTGCTTTGATTTGGTCATAAAGTTTATTCAATGCATCTTCAGCCTTCTTTTGGGTAGCCGCGTCTGCACTCGACAAACCTTTTTCAATTTTGTCCGCTGTAGCCCTAACTTTTTCAGGGAGTTTCAGTTTCTTTATTTTCTCAAGTTTGATTTTTGCTTGATTATTCATATTCGTATTTTTTTGTTTTTTATTTCATTTTTACCCAACGCTTCACACCTGTGGAACTTTCTTTGACTTCCCAATTGTTTCCATCATTACCTTTTTTTATGGTTCCAACAGCATTAAGGGTTGCACTTTCCGTAGGAGAGGGGCGCACAGCAGCGGTCTGTTGTGTTGGTTTTGATTTTGGATATAATCCTTTGCTTTCTTGTTCACTCAAATATTCAACTACGTCTTCTCCGTAAGCACTGATTTCAAAATATTCGGTTGAATTTTGAATATCTTCTAAAGCCAATCCGTATTTTTTTAAACTTCGAAGTTTTAACAGAACATCAACTTCTTTCCACTTTGGTTTTTTATTGAATTTTTGTTGAAGTATGGTTGTTACAGTTCCTGCAGTTAACATACCCATAGTGTCATTTAAAATTTTTGCAACTAAGTAATAATCATAGTCAAGTGAGCCGAAATCCTCTTCGATTTTTTGTCGTTTTTTTTCTTCACGGTATTCTCCTCCCGTTTTTGGTAGTTTGTCAACATATTCATCACCCAAAGGTGTTATTTTCCATTGTACTCCTGAGTATTGAGTATTGATTTCTTCAACAAGTCCTTTGTTTTTTAATTGAGATAACATTGTAAAAACTTTTGGAAGTGTCAAATTTGTTTTAGAAGATGATGTTATATCTTTTTGGATATCTGACCCTGACAGAGAAGTATTCATACGTCTTAAATCGAGTAATATGAGTTCTTCTGTAGAACTTAATTTTTCGCTTTTCGATTTTTCTTCATTCAACTCATCGACTACTTTTTTGACTTTATCAGACATTACCAAACTAAATTTTTGGTCTTCTTCCTCCACTAAACCCATTATTTTTAAAATTTCCAAATCTGCCCTTGCATCTATAACTCGATAAGTAAATTTGAAGTTGTTATCAATTTTTTCAAATATTTGGACTACAGTCAATGTTGGATAAAGAGCATCATTATCGTATGGAGATAGAACCCTAATTATTTCTTTTTGATAAATATCTAAATTGTCAATATCAATTTTATTTTGAGCATTAATCAAAGGATAAGCAACACTGTCTTGTTTGTTTTTTAACTCATATTCATCTATGAATTCTTCACCTTTAGTTGTTAAATTCCATCCATTAGACTTATAAAGAAAATCCCTTTGTTCCAAATCCAAAATATTTTGGTCTGTGTATTTTTCTTCAGCACGGTCATTCAATGACGTTAAAATTTCGTTGGTCGTAATAGAATTATTTACCACCGATTTCAACTGCAAAGTTTTTAAAACTGCGTAATCACGCGCCTCTTTTGAAGGTATCAATTCAGTGTTAACAAAATCAGTCAATTCATCGAATTCTGTTAAATCCAAGTTGCCTAATTCATCATCATTAAGTTCCAAATCATCTTCAAGTCCTGTCAAATCAAGTTCTGATAAATCACTTTCTGAAATGTCAAAATCTTCCTCCTTTAATTGGTCCTCCAATTCCTGTTGATTTTTTAAAGGAATAAAAGGTGCAAGTTCTGCCGTGTTTCCTTTGCCTAAATTTGTAATAAGTTGTAAACCCTTGGAAAGCACATCCAATAACTCAGGAGCGTTTTGTTCCATATCCTTCAAAATATCCAAATTTTTGGCAACAAATAATGACATTGCTTTTTCGCCTTCACTTGATTTTTCCATATCCATATCATTAGGGTCTTTTGAAATTAGTGGATTTTGTTTTTTGATGAAATCAGACGAGGCTTTGGGTAAAATAAAATATGATTCATAACCTTGTATAATTTTATTACCAATCAATTCTTCTTCTACCAATTCATTTAGTGCTTGAACAATTTCAAACTCAGAATAAATACTATTATTATCTCTGATTTGCGTAATAATAAAACTTTTTGTTGCAAACTTTGAGCCTTTTTTGGCTGCCAAAAAATCTAATATAAGTCGTTTTAAAACTGTGTAATATTTATCCTCGTCAACATATCTACTGCCTTCAGAGGTAAGAACATACACAGTATAACCATTTTTCATTTGGGCACTAACCAAGCCATTCTGTATTAATTCTTTTACTTCATCCAAAATGTCTTCTCTCCTAAATTTTTTATTAAAAGTCAGTTCATTTAGCAACGCCTCGAGGACGTACATTGTATTTTCTGCTAAAAAATCTACTATTGCTTGTCCTAAACTTGATATGTTGTACCGACTTGGGCTATTCGGTTTTTCCTGATTCGGCAACGGGTCAATTTTTGATGCCGTTGTTTCCAAAGCATTTTTACCTTTTTGAGTTATTTCATATTTCTGTCTTTTCTTATTCTTGTCTACAATAACAACGTATCCATCACTTAATAAATCAACTAAATTTTCCTCTATTTGCTGTCGAGGAATTGTTGAAAAATTGTCCATTTCACTTAAACTAAGTGCCGTATCCCGATTTAGTAATTTCAAAATATTTTCTGCCTGTCTATCCAAATTATGCTCAGGATTTGGATTTTCTTCACTTCTTTCCAAAATCACCGAATCACTTTGATTGGTCGTAGGTGATGCAGTATTAGAAATAGTATTGTTTATTTCGTTCCTAATATAATTGTAGGTCTTCAAAGGCAATTCTATCTTCAATTGAGACCCGTCACCTGCAACTTCCGAGCGAAATACTAAAACATCTTGTTTTTTTGTTTTATCAGGAGTATTAAGGTCAATTGTATAACGGTATTTAAAATTTTCAGGGTCTACAAATAAATAAATGTATCCATAACTTACTTCAAATCCCTCATCATTGTACATTTTTGGCAAAGGTTTCGAATATGAAGAATCGGTCATTCCATCAAAACCTTGACCCTCAAAAAGAGGCCCCAAAATTTCATCCAATTTGGCGGCATTAAGTAGGAAATTTGTACGAACCCCACCTTGTTGCGAAATAAAATTGATTTCGATTTCTTGAACTTTAACCCTTACTGAAGTATTACCTTTATTTACAGTCGTTTTTAAAAATGGAAAAAACTGTTTTAAAAATTGTCTGATTAAATACGCATCTCCCGTAGTTCCTACACTTGTTTTGCTGTAGGATGGCACGTCTTTGTATTCGACGGCACCCCAATCTTGACTTATTTGTTGAAAGTCATACTTATCCCTCTGAGCCATTATCTTATTTTTATTTGTGAAACATTAACAGGAACACAGTCACCTAAGAAAGCATACCGTTGATAGACATTATCAAATTGGTCATTTATGTCCATAGGTTCACCGCTATCGCTTATTTGCGTTAATCTTGGTTCAAACTTTTTTTCTCCTGCTGACATATATTCTATGTCATATTTGATGTAAACAGCATCAGGAATGATGGGATTTTGCAAAACCAAAAGATTTTGAACTTTAGCACCTTTTGCGGATGCAATGTTCAAATTTCTTAGTATTTCTTGAAGCGTAACATACGCTTGTTGACTTATTTTCATATATTTACCCTTTCCAATTCATTATATAAAGTTTCTGCTAATGCATCCATTTTTTCAATTTGTTCTTTTGGAGTCGGAAATGGGTCCTCCTCAGCATAAATAGCAACATCATTTATTAAATTTGAGATATACCCCCTTATATCAGGGTTAATTTTTAATTCGTTTCCGACAATAGTTTCGTTGAGAGTTAAATATTCTATTTTACATATATCACCTATCTTATATATAATTATATCCCGAAATGCTTTATCTAAACCACTTATTGCATTATTATTTAAATAATATACATAATTTTCAAGCCCTTCTTTCATTTCCCTACCAATCATTTCCATTTCTTTCCGAGGTTGTTTGGTGTTCAAAAGAAGAATATAGTCGCGTAATTTTTGAGCACAAAAATTCATCCACCATTCAATAAATTTTCCATAAAATTGCGATTTTTCTACGAGTCTATCCATAGTACCACCATAAGAGCCATAAACATTCATAGCATCGTCCATTAACTCACTCTGATAATATTTTATTGACATAGAATGAAATAATATTTGAGCCTCAGGTCTTACTTCTTTACCCTTAAAAATACCCGCCTCCACATATTCTTGATATTTGTTTTTATACCTCTCAAAACCAATTCTATAATCGATTTCATTCCAATCGGGATTTCCTCCCGTTGGAAAATCCTTTGCTACAAGGTCGTGTTTTTGAGCGTTTTGTATTCCATACCGATATACAGGACTTGCGCCTTGCTTTGAAAATGCAAGTGCTATTGCAGGGTCAAACTCCTCGCCATACTCTTTGGCTAAAAATGGTTGAACACACAAATAATCTTCGGAATTGTGTAGTTTGCCTTTATTATCATAATTCCATAATGGCAAAGTTGCACCCGTGAGTAAATCCTCTTTTCTTATTTTATATTTATTATCAAAAACTACAAATCGAGTTGCATAAAAACGGCACTTTATACCAATACTCTCAAAATATTGACATACGATTATTGCAGGTAAATGTCGTAAAGCATACCCGTCATTTCCACTTACGCTTGTAAAATAAAATAGTGAATAAATTTCAACGTAGTTTACTTTTCCTCCTTGCCGTTTAAACTTCAAATATACTTTTTTTGTGTTTGTAGCAAACTGTAATTTAGCACCTTTGATATTATCTTTTATAGCAATAGTGCCTTTTTGATATTGTTGACAAACATACTCTTTTCCATCTTCATCTTTGAAATAAAATTGTCTAATACCAAGTATCATCCGTTGCTGAACAAAATTCGGTGGCACTACTCCGCTTAAAGTACCATACTCAATAAATCTATCAGGTTTTTCTTCTGCTAATTTCTCCGAGTAATATTCGGGTACCCTATACAATCCTTTTGAAGCCAAAGAAAAATCAAAAATTCCTTGCGGCTTATCTGTCGTAATTATTCTTGATTTGTCTTTTGAGCCACCTAATTGAAATTTTAATCCAAAATTGAAAAGTAGTTTACTAAAAAATTTGTCATAATAATCCCTTTTATATTCTCGTATAGTATCATCATATAATCTGCGACCATTTGTACCTGAAGTCTCCTCAAGAGCCTCAATAAGTTTGTCTTGGTCGTCAAAAGACCAACCAACTATAGGATATCCCTGCCAATTTCCAAATAGAGCCATTGATTAAGAGTTTTTACTATCCTCGTATGCTTTAATCATTCTTTGCGCTTCATTAATTTCATCTTGAGTGTTGAAATTAGGAGCCTTTTCATTGTATGGCATTTTATTTTTTTCCTTAACAATTTTTTCAAAGTTTTTCAAGTTGGTTTCAGGGTCGTCTTGAATGGCTTGTTTAATTGCAGGTTTGAAAAGAGTCAAGAAAGTTTCCAAAGATTCAATGATAGTTTTGGGCTCAGAAATTAAATCAAAGGCTTGATTACCCTGATTGAATTTCTTTTTGTCTATTACCTCACGATACACTTTGTAAGTTTCTTTCAAATTCATCATAAGACGAATTGAAACAAACGCTTGACCCGTTGCATTCAAAGAAATAATCTTTTCACGCAGTTTGGTTCCATAAATCCAAATGAATGCAAATCCTTCCATAATAGAGTTGAATTCGTATTCATAATCAACGAAAACCTTGTAGGTGCTACCTACAAAACGGTCTTGCAAAGATAAATCCTGCTTAAAATTAGCCTCATAATCGGGGTCAACGGTATTTAATGGCACGTTACCCGTGGCAATAACCATCAAATTGCCTAAAACCAATTTTTCATTTCTTCCATTCAAAATTGTCGGTGGTTTTATTGCACCCGTTACTTTGTCAAGTTTAAAATCTTTTACTTTAGCCAAGGCTTCGTTCAGCAAACCTGCTGTATTGGGGTCAAGTTTAGGTAACTCATCCAAAAGAAGAACTACGCCCGAAACTTTACGCTTATCACCATTAGGAGAAATAATTTCGTTGGCCCAAGCCATTGAAACTTTTCCTTCCTGATAACCATCAATAGTTTGACCTCCAATAATATCGATTGGAGATGTAAATTGGTTACAGTTCAAAGTAATAAGTTCCCAATCCAATAAGTCTGCGATTTCACCTGCTGTAAACGTTTTACCCGTTCCCGCTCCTCCGTACAAATATGCATTGTTTCGCGCTTGAACATCAGATAAAAGGTCTTGAACAATAGGTCTTGTAATAAAGGCATTACTAACCACTTTTGTAGATACGGCAGCCATTTGACGTATTGTCAACTCTACTTTTTGAGACGATTGTAACATTGCCTTCAGGCCGTCACTTAGTTGAGAAAAATCAATTTTTGATTTTGAAATTTCTTCGTCGACAATTCTTTTGATTTGCTCAGGATTTCCTGATTTACCTGCGTAAGCATTTACTGCGGCTTGCATTGCATCAATTACCGCTTGAATTTGCGGGTCTCCAACTCCTGTTGATGCCGATGTTTGTATTTGCGCAGAGCCAATTGAAGCCAAACGGTCAATTTGCTTCTGTGCTTGATTTCTAAGTAATTCAGGAGTGGTTGTGTCATTCACAATTTCCTGATAGTATTCTAATGTGCCTCTTTGTGCCATATTGTTTATTCTCTTATTTTTTGAACTATTTGTTGTGCCAATTGATTTATTGATATATTATCGCTTTCAGAATATCCTAAACTTCTTTTAATTGGGTTTATAGATGATGGGTTTGAAGAAAGGAACATCATTGCGGAACCTGTAGTTCTTACTTGACCTCGAACTTGGTTTGATGTTTTATTTGTTGCCTGAGAAATGATTTCAATTAACGGTATATCTTTGGTTTGAGTACTACCATATACAGGCGATGCACTTTCATCATCACCCCCTTGAATTTGTCCTTTTCTTCCACTTGAACCACTTGTGCTTGCCCCGCGTTTACCGCGTGAACCATTTGACCCTTGAGAGCCTTCAGAGCCCTGAGAACCCTGAGAACCATTTGACCCTTGAGAGCCCTGAGAACCTTGAGAACCTTGAGAACCTTGAGAACCCTGTGACCCTTGCGAGCCCTGAGAACCTTGAGAACCTTGAGAACCTTGAGAACCCTGTGACCCTTGCGAGCCTTGAGAACCTTGTGAGCCTTGAGAACCCTGTGAGCCCTTTGAACCCTGTGACCCTTGCGAGCCTTGAGAACCCTGTGACCCTTGCGAGCCTTGAGAACCTTGTGACCCTTGAGAGCCTTGAGAACCTTGTGACCCTTGCGAGCCTTGAGAACCTTGAGAACCTTGTGAGCCGTTTGAGCCCTGTGACCCTTGCGAAGGCATTGGTGGAGGCTCACCGTGTCCTGTACCATCGTTTTTCATAGGAATAATAAACCAAGTTTGCGATTTAGGACCACCACCTCCTTGTGGAAAGGTAGAAGGAATTGGCAACGATGTTTTATCAGAAAAATCTTGGTCAAACAATAATAACAAATCATATTCTTCCCCATTAATAGTCGTAGTTATCTCTTTAGATTTTGGACTTGTCGAAGCCGTGTTTGTATCCGTTAATGTTGTGACATATTCTCCTATATAGTTACCGCTCGCATCGGGTTTAATGGATGACTGAAACACGTATAATATATTATCAGAATTTATATCAAACCTGCCTAATAAAATTTGTTGTTCTTCAGGTGGTTGTGGTGGTGGATTGCCTTTTTGCTGTTGATTAAAACGCTCATTTAAATCCATAAAGAAATCATAAGCCTCTTCTTCGTAGTAAAAGCCATATGAATTTGGAATGACAACAGGATTCATAATCATTTCAAAATTTACATTTATGTCACTCGAAAAATTTATTGCTGTAAGAAATTCGTGTTGAAAAAATCCAACTAAAAACATCTTACTATTATCCTCTCTTGATAACTGTATGAGCACAGGTATTTTTTTTTCGGGTGGCAGTGCATAAAAATCCTCTAAAGCATAATACTGCGCTGCATTCCACTTACCATCTATTTGGACATTATTCAGCGTTTTACCCAAAAGTTGAGCCGCAGTTTTATATTTTAAATCAATCCCTCCAATTTTTATTACTTGACCAATATTCATATTGTACCTCCACTTTTTAAAAATTGCGATTTACTAAACCATCCTCTTTCCATTTCGAACCCATCTTGCTTGAAATCTCTAAATTGATATAATGGAACAACTTTGGTCTGCTCAGGATAAAAAGTAATCCAAACTTCGGTCTGATAAGCGATATTCGTCATATCAACTGCGGGATTATTTTCATACATATGAATACCATCACAGATTTTTGTTTCCTTAAGGATTTTTAACATTTCAACATTATTTCTAATATAAACCCACACCTCTAAATCAGGCGTGCTGTCGGATAAAAATGCGGGACTTACCTTCAACTCTTGAGGAGACAAGCCTGTTTGAAGATAAATCGCATCAAAGAATTTTGTAGGGCTTACTTTTTCGATTCCAAAAAAACTCAAATCTAATGGTCTACGTATATTCAAAATACACGGAAGTATAACCCCTTCTGTTCCCAAATTTTGTCCTTTAGTAGTTGCAAACCAATTCGCATAACTATAATTTACTGCATAATAGGAAATCGGAAAAACATCAAATCCCACTCTGTCATAAACCTTAGACAATCCTTGAAATACAATTTGAGGAACATACATATATTGATAGGTATTACCGATTTGAATCTGTTGAACTCTCCCTACTCTACTCATTGCATCGGGTAGGTTATTTTTATCATTCAACAGTGAGTAATCAAAATTGTATAAATCAGAATAAAAAACCCAATTTCCAAAAAAATTAACCAACCAATTAGCAATGTAAGAATCTGTATTTGCTGCGCAATATTCAATGAAAGTATCGAACTCGCCTAACATATTTGTTTCAGTCGCTAAAGTTCTTGGTAGTTGAAGATTCTTTTGTTCTACACGAGCATTATCTATCAATTGGTCTAAAGCATTTTTATTATTGGTGCGTTTCAAAAATGGAAGTTTGTTTAATGTTGGGTTTGCTAATAAATCCAACTCTTTTTGCTCCGCGTTCAATAGTAAAGACATTTCAACTCTTTCCAAGACATTTTCAACAGGTACATCTTGTAATAATTGCGAAGTGATTCGTATGATTTTTTGCTTTTCAGATATTTTGTTTTTCAGTTCTGTCAATGAAGCATCAAGGATAAGAGACCTTGGTTGCACCGTAAGAACCTGAGGATTGTATTCTTGGACAGCATCAGGAGCAAAATAGGGAAATTCTTCGAACAAAGGATTCGTTTGAACTCCTTCAGTGCTCGGTGAATTTTTGTAAATAATATCTGTAACCGATACACGATTTAATTTATTTATTTCTTTGATTGCTGACTCAGAGTCAATTTTGAATTTTGGATTTATAATTTTTACGTAAAAATCATTAACATTACCACCATCTTTCCCATAATATACAATATCTTCTTCTACATTATCAAATGTTGCAATGTTTTGAAAGACTTTTTGATATTGGCCTCTATATTTATTTGTGATACCGTATTTAGAACCTTCAGGGTCTTTAATATTGCTAATTAAAACTCGAATTGATTCAATTTCTAAAGGCCCACTGTTTTCGTTTGATTTTTGATTATTTGCTTCTCGATTTGATTGGCGTATTTCTTCAATTTTATCAAAACCCAAAGGAGAAATTTTGTAAGCCTTGTACATTCCTTCTGAGACCTGTACAATCAAATTAGACTCTAATGCTTCACGCAAAGCATCCACTACTTCAGTAATTAATTTGTTTGTTGGAAATTTTTCCTCATACTTGTCTCGAATTTCATCATACGTAACTTTTGGCTTTCCATAATTTATAATTATTTCTAAAATACGCTGTTGATTTTCAGGTATAATGACCTTAGTTTCATTTGTTAATGTAGTTTTTGTATTTAAGTTCTCTCGCCTGATTTCTTCAATTTTATCATACCCGTCAGGTGTAAGTTCGTAACCTTTAGGACCACTTATAATCACCTTTGAATCAAGCATTTCAAGTACGGCATCCAAGACTTCATCACGCTCTTTATAAATACCAAATTCCGTAGGAAATTTTTCACTATATCGGTCTTGAATTTGATTGTAGGTAATTTGTGGTTTTGGCGAATTGACGATTATCTCTAAAATACGCTGTTGGATTTCAGGAAGAGGAATAGTTCCACCGTCGGCAAATTCCTTTTCATCAATTGGAAAATTCAAATCATCATCAGAAATATAATAGTCATCTTCCTCCAATTTGACTTCGCCTCCTTTTGCGAAAGAGACTCCTCCACCTGATTCATTTATTTTTGACAAAATTTCTTTGTTAGTCATCATTTTGCCTTGGAATTCTTTTTTAGTGTTGTCGGCTACTGCGCGTTTTGTAATAACGACTTCTCCACCTTCAACTTCTATAGGTTGATTATTATCGATGTTAATGGCTTTAATACCACCCTCTGAGTGCGGCCTACCATCGAAATAACCTCCTTTCTTCGCATCATTGGTAGCCCCTTTTTTGGTAACTACCTTACCACCCACTTCGTATTTTTTCACCGAATTTTGAGTGTGGGTGTAATGTTTATTTAAAAGGTCTTTAAATGACATATTAATACAAATTTGGTGTATTTTTCTTATAATTCAAACATATAGCCATATCTATCTCAAAGTAAATCATCATCTTGAACATATGCGGCCTTTACAGGCTTTCCAACTTTCTTTTCCATAAATTTATTTAACCTTGCAATCCCCCACGCTGTGCGAGAATTTGGGGCTCCACCGCTAATCGTTGGTCTGTGGCTTACAGAATATGCTCCCATTCCTCTTCGAACAACGGCATTCGCTGTAGCCACCGTAATTTTCTTGCTTGGATATTTCAGGTTATGTGCTGCTACTTTTGCACGGATTGTTTTTTCAGTAGCATCGCTAAACTGAATAGATTTAGCCTTTGATTTACTCGAAGCACTCCCTGCGGGATTAGTTTTACTACCCCTGATTTGTTCCTTTTTTGGTGCGGGTGTTTGCGATAAAGACTTACGACCTTTTCTCATAATGATGTAAATTGAATGTATTAAAGTGTTTTTGAGTTTCCTTTAATATCAATTATTCATTATTGATTACGCGTAAGTGATTGATTTTGATTTAGTTGTAGCGATTTGATTGATTTTATTTTACTACAATTAACCACCTTACATATTCAATGAATTTGTAATTGATATTTGTAGAGTCAAATTTATGACAAAAAAACTATGAATGGATTTTTCGACATCAAAAACCCGAATTGGTTGGGTGGGGTGAATGTTCACAACACCATTACCATTGCTTTGCTCGCTTACTTGGTTTACAAGAATCGTTAATTAACGACTTGTATCAAGTTTGTCTGAACAAACTCGGCTGAGGAGTGGGCGTAGCGGAATGTTACGCCCTTTTCTTTTCCTCCAAAAGTTGATTGATAATGTCGCGTCTTGATTCAGCAACCTTCTGAACCACTCTAAATAACAAAAACCAAGTGATATTCGACATCACCAATAATGTAGTCAAGTAGGTTTCCCAATTCATTTAAGCAATTTAGCAATAATCACTGACCATTCAATTGCTATTAAATCCCAATCGTACTTTTTTATCACTTCGTCATACTTATCAAAATTCTCCTTCTCCCCTGATTGATATTGCTTGTAGAAAAAATTCATCCATTTAGCAATCTCGGTAGGATTCAATTTGTAACGAATAGCGTTACCATCGTGAATTTGAACGCTCTTCGTCAATTCAATACACTTTCCCGACTTCAAAGGTGCCGCTATTTCCTTTTGAGACGTGTGATATCCAAATATGATTGGAAGTTTACAGCAAATGGCTTCAGTTAAAGTTAATCCCCACCCTTCTGCCGTAGACGTAGTCAAAAACACATCGAAAGAATTGTAAACATCATTCATATCGGAAAGCGTGTAGGCTCCATCAGTGTATTTTTTGTGCATCGGCATTGTATAATCCTTTTCCCAAACAAGCCCTAATTTATCTCCTACTGTGCGTAAATTCACCCCTGTTGGGTCATCATAATATGTGTGCAGATATAAACACACATTATGTCCCTTGGGTAAAGTGTCTTTAAATTCAGCAAACGCAATTAAAGCATTAGCCATATCTTTTCGTGGCTGATTCTTGTTCACCGTCCCGATGACGAACTTACCCTGAGGTATCCCTACGCGTTTCCTGCACTCTTCTTTCTGACCTGATTGTTCAAAAAAATTCTTGGTGTCAAATCCGTGAGGGATAATCTCAAGGTTTTTTAACCGTTTGATTTTTTGTATTTCATCAAAACCATATTTCGTATAAGTGATTATTTGGTCAAAATCCTTTGCGTGTTTAAACCAAGATGGGTCGGGATTGCTATCGATGGGTGTGTACAACAATAATTTAAACTGAGGATGCATCAACTTGACCTTGCTTTCCCTAATCACGGGCATCAATGACATAAATGCATCGATAACGGGCAAATCATTCATCATCCATACAAGGTCATAAGGTTTGCTCTGTAGTAATTTCAAAAACCCATCTCTATACCACTTATCACTCATATTTTTGGCAAATGATTTCGCATTATACACAGTGACATTTTTGTGGTAGTGTAGAGTTTCCTTATTACCATAGTTCGTGGCGCACACATCCACCTGAATATCATTCTTTTCGAAGAATGGGGTGAGTCTCTCAAAAAGGTTTTTCGACACATTTCCGAACCCTGTAGGACAGTCAAAATCCATATATGCTAATAGTCTTTTCATATTTAAAATAATTTTAATTGTGCTTTAATTTCTTGATATTCTGCTTGAGCCCGCGTAATTCTTGATTTGGCTATTTCTACATATTCGGGGTCAAGTTCCATTCCGATAAAATCAAAACCCTCAAGTATTGCACCTTTGCCTGTCGAACCACTTCCCATAAAAGGGTCCAATACTATTCCGTTTGGTGGCGTTATTAAACGACAGAGGTAACTCATAAGTTCAGTTGGCTTTACGGTTGGGTGATTATTGCCATCGTTCCTATCACTTTGACTCGTTTTGGCACAATAAAAGAAACGGGACGTGCTACCGTTTTCGTTTGGGAATTTTGTAACTACCTCATAACTTCCATCGTGAATTAAATTGGCAGGGAAACGCCCTAAACTTGATGATTGTGCTACTCTACATCCATCAATATTTATTGCACCCGTCCCGTATTTAAGGACATTTTCAGCAACGGATTTTTCAGACAAGGGTTTACGAGCAAGACATATAGGTTCGTTGGCGGGTTTTAATGCAGTCCCCCAACCTTCCCATTTATTATTGATATTTTGCTCTGTATTATCATTAGGTATTTCGGAAGAAAACATCCTGCCTTTATGATAATCTACTTGACCTGTTGGTTTGTAGTTTTCGCCCATACGAACCTCTCTTAATGCTTTAGGATTTGATTTACCTGTGAGCGTTAAAGCATCCACAGCCTTTCCAATATTATGAGATTTTGGAAATCCACTTCCATATAGCCACATAATTTGGTCGCGTATTTCAAAACCTGCATCCTCTATATTTACAACCATCCTATGATAAGTTCGAGTACCGCCAAATGACAACAAGTAACCTCCGTGCTTTAATACTCGATACACTTCTCGCCATAACTCAACTGTAGGAACATCATAATCCCATTTCTTATTCATAAAAGACAAACCATACGGAGGGTCTGTTACAATACTGTCTACGCTATTCTTGGGTAGCGTTTTTAACAAGTCAAGATTGTTACCTTGTAATATTTGCATATACCAACAATCGTTTTATCGATTGACAATTAAGGTACTTTCCTTTTCGGTTGAAATGTTTGCATTTTCAATCACAAACTTTTGATTCTGCACTTCACAAGTTTGAATGTAAACCACTTTATCATTTTCAACACCAATTAACGCTCTCGAGCAGTGTGTAGAACAATGTTCGTAAAGAGGGACCAATGTGCCCAATTGATTGTTTGGAATCAACTGAGGGCCGCATTTATGACATTTTACCATAAAACCATCCTTTTGTAACATTTTGGCTTTTTTTACCACATTGTACTCGACAAGACTGTAGGTGTGTGAAATCTGAATTGGTGCGGGGGCTTTTTTTTCTTCGCTCATAATTATATTTTCTAAAATATTTTTTTAAAATTGTTTATTCCATTGAATTCATTGCTGATTCCAATATTATAGTATTGTTTTTACCTAATTCTACGGGTACACTGTAAGATTTTATCAAAGAAATATGAAAAAATTCAGGATACATTTTGGAAAAGGTTGAAATAAACATACTCGCTTCTGCCAATGAAAGTTTCTTGGCAAATTCAGACTGTTTAGTACCATTATACCAACCATCCTTTAATGAGTATTCATACAAATATTCAAATGGACTGCTCTCCTTTCTTAAGGGGTCCTTGCTATGTATTTCAACGGCATAAATTTTGGGGTCTCTGAATTTCATAAAAAAATCATAAATACGATTAGTGATGAATAAAAAATGATGGTCACAGGCATTTTCCAAAGGAAAAGATGAAAACTTGCGTAATCTACATTCTCTTTCCAAATCCTTAAAAGTGCATTACTAAAATCCTCATTCTCAAACTGTCTTTTTTTGGCCAAATAAATAAATCTTAGGACCCACATTGTTGAAATTGTCAGTGTTGCAGGAAACTCAAACAATTTTACCAACCAATCAAATATAGATGGTTGGATTCTTTTTTCTTGATTGTTCATATTATTGGTTATAGGGGGTTAAATATTTCTCTTCAGTTGGAACTCCACCCCATTTCTGTAAATAACGGGTTTTGTTTTGTTCAAAATTTTTATTGAGTTGTGGGTCTTTACGAATACTCAATGATTGGTTGTACACTTCAGGGTTTAGCAACTCTGTTTGCTCGATAAATACGCCTTTGAGTTTGCATCGGTACAAGTAATCACTATCTTCAAAATAGGCTCCTACAAAATCTTCATCAAATGGTCCTATGTATTTGTATGTTTCATAAGAAATGATAAACACTGAGAAGTTTTTATATCCTGTGTATATTCCCGCTCCTGTAATATCAATGAAGTCTTCAAGGTCGTCAGCATATTTTTCACAAACGATATCATCGTTCATTATTGCTACGTGAGTGTATCCCTGAGAAAACGCCATTTTACAAATTAGGTTCCAAGATGCAGCAACTCCTAAATTTTGCTTTTGAACCATAATTTTCATTCCCTGAGAAACCCTATTGATTTTTTGATTTCCATTATCCACGATAAAAATGTGCCTACCGTAAAAAGTGTCTTTGTAGGTCTCAAGGGCTTTATTTAAAAGTTCCGCTTGGTTTATTGTTGGGATACCCAAACAAAGGGTGCTAAATTCGTCCATTTTACTTGTTTTTAGGTGGTGCTATTAACATATTGTCATCATATCGGGAAATCCAATTCACGGGGCTCTCTATGGTGTCAAAATACTTCTTTAGTAGATAATACCGTCCATACATTTCACGACGCTTTTTCATTTCAACCTTCTTATCGTTGAAATTCAATTTGTCATAAAATTTCGCATAGCCTTCATCCATATTTTCGCGCAAAATTTCACCGTCAGCAAATTCACTCGCTTGCTCAGTCCATTTTTCATTGACTTTTATCAGATTGTACTTTGTAACGAAATCCCACATTATGTTGTCAAAGTCTCCAATGTATTTGTTTTCATTTTTGATTTTATTGATAAACCAAACGATATAATCCCTACGCTGTTTAACACTTTCTTCATAGGTTAAAACCGTCTTTTCTGAGGCTTGTAAACGAGCCTCCAACTTTTTTCGTTGAAGCACTTCGTTAATCATTTCTTCTGACTTAGCACCATAGGCATTCAAGATACGACTGATGTACAGAGGCGAAAACGCCCCATAAGGTTCTACAGTAACTCCAAGTTTGCCTTGCAGGGACCAATTGATTGCTATATCAATGTCCTTCAGGGTAAATTTTGGATAATTCGTTTTGATGAACTGTACGTTTATTTTCAGTTCCTCCTCACTCATCTCCTTACTAAGACCCAACATTATGCGCCACTTCGTTACCATCCCAATTAATTTGGTCAAGTCCTCCGTGGTTGTGTAGTTTCCAATTTGCTTCCCGTAGGCTGCAAGCACTACTTCCTTTTCAACACTATTCCGAGTCCATACCGCTAAGTTCGCTTGCGACTTTGTTAGCGACAGCGATTGTTCTTGCGATGTTACTTTGGTTAGTGATTTGTTCGTTTTGGGGTCGTTCATTTAAATAAGAATTGAATTTGGTTCCGAATAAAGTTATGGGTCTTAGGTAGTCTTCCTGAGGGGTATTTAGCCATTTGCTGACTTTTATATCTATCACCTTTTTAAAATCATTCAGTGAGTATCCTTCTGAAATACGCGCGTTGATGCATCTTTTTGCCTCTTTTGCTTCTACTGAAAAATTCTTGTTTGCTTTTTCATTCAAGTACAAAATAATCTGAATGGTAGTTTCGGTATGTTTTGCTGTCGGCATTGATTTTGATTCTTGAGTGACTTTTGAAATTTCTTTTGTTTTCACAGCGGCTTTTCCCACACTGACCGTGATTCCGTTGGAGTCACTACTGTATTGACACTCCACTTCCAATTCTTTCAACACATCTATTCCCCATTTAATAATCCTGAAAACGTGGGTTTTAGAAATGCGCACCTTTTGACCAATCTTCGACAAGGAAATTGGTTCATCAAGATTTGCAAATACAACCACCCACACCAACATATGATGCTCACCTTTACTAACTACCCTTTTAAAAAAGTCTTTAATTTTCAAAATGGTCTTCGATTATTTCATCGGTTGAAACTTCTAAGGCTTTTGCTAAAGTTCGCGCTGTGCTTACTTTGTAATCAGTCAATTTACCATTCACCATCGTACTTATACGGTATAATTGTATAGCCTTTCCCGTTTTTTGTTGAACAAGGTTGTATAATTCCTGTTGCGTCATCCCTTTTAGAATGAGTAATTTTGCCAATTTAGTGATTGCCATTTTCAATTTTTTAACACATACCCTTTACGGTTTCCATCCTTCACATATTCAATCGCGTGACCCTTTTTCTTCAAAGTTGAAATAACAGCCGATAGTTTTTTGATTTTATAGTACTTCGCCATTTCCTCATCACACATAAGTCCATTCTTTAAATGAGTAAGCACAATTAAATTTTGATTGTGTGTTATCGGTTCAGTGTAAGCCCCAATACCTAATTCAGTCTCGGGGTCATATTCATCATCATCTTCATCAAATAAATCTTGTTCGTTTTTACGTTTTCTTTTTTCAGAGGCCAATTCCATAATAACCCTGATTAATCCAATGACCAACAGCGCACTGATGATAGTCAAAAATGGTTGAGATGTTAGTGTATTCATATTTGTATTTATTCATATTTTAATCCACACAGGCTACACACACCGTCTTCATCCTCTAATTCTTCGCTAATGTCACAGTCGCAAAACTTTTCACTGTCGTGGCTGTGAAACATTTCTTCATAATGGTCCTGTTGGTCAAAACCTTCAGGAAATGGCTCAATTATGCTCATAGGTGTTATCGTTGTAGTGGCAAAAATAATTATTTTGGGAAATAAGTCAATTATTTTCCAAAATATTTTTTACACTTTCATTTATTTGCTTGTTCAGTCGTTTCCTTAGGGCCTTTTCGCGCTTCATAATTATTTCTGTAATGACTTCGTGCAATTTGCCTTTATCCATAATTGGTCTTTCGTCAAGGTCGTATGTAATTACAGCATCGTCAATAGCGAATTCTACAATATTGTAGATTTCTTCATAGGTTGAATCTTCCATAAGTGCAATTTTACACTAAGTTTTTCAAAACAGCAATTCTTGTTTATTCACATTTTGCTAATCTGTAAAACTTTGTCTACCATTCCTTGATACATTACATTTATCGTTACAATAATATTTTGTAACTATGTGATTTAGTTCTTTTTATCCGTTACTTCAATCGTTTCTTAAACTGTTACATACGGAATATGTAAGAAGTATGCATTTGCTTTAATCTGATTAAGGTTGCTATTTTCTAAACCTATTTGAACGATTCACAAAAATTTTTGTCCATTTACAAACATCAGGAAATGTTTTTTATCAACATTATTGCAAAAACCAACGAGACATATTAATCTTGCATAGACAAAGCAAATAGATAACAAAAAAAAATGAAAAATCAAATGGAACATCCTATCCGCAAAACCCCATTCTTTGACTTTAATCACAAAGAAAGTGAAACTGTCAACTCTGAAACACCTATGATTATTAGGGAGATGCTTATTTACAATCGTCAATTGGTTGAAGAAAATGCGATGCTTACCTCTCAAGTCAAGTCACTTGAAATGGAGATTCAACGCATCCTTACAGCCAACGAATTTAAACTGCCCAATTATGAAAAAAATCCTTCGCCACCATCATTTGATGAATTTGAATTTCCTTCGATAAGTTCAGTCCTTGTACCTGAAAATGAAAACATTGAAATTGTCGATGAAATACCAAAAAAACGAGCATTAAGGAAAAAAGGGACACAAGTTTGTATAGACCCTGCAATAGCAACTATGTTTGCTCGCCAATTGAAAGATTCGGGTTATAGACTTGCCGATGTTGCTCGTGCAATGATGCTTATTGCTATTGAACGCCCGCGCTACAGAAATATGATTCTTGACCGTATTAAGCAATCCGAGCGTATTGCAAATACAGAAAGGGAGTGCACATCATTTGCTTTTACTTATCCTGTTGACTTAGGTGAAAATTTTAATGCTTTGTTGCGCTCGCACAAAATCAAGCAATATGAGTTTTTTGAGCAAATGTTCAAAGAATTTGTTCA